AAAAAATTTAATAATAAATTTGCATTTTTGGAAAATATAAAATATCTTTGATAAACAATTTAGAACTAGCAAAATGGAAAACTTAACACAAGACGAAATCGCTGACCGCATCGAGATGCTCGAACAAGCGGACTGGAATTTAAGAACTGCAATCAAACAGATCGCTGATGCTTTACAAGGAACAGAGCATGAAAGCCACGCCAATGCTTACATCATTGCTCATTTAACCACATGGCTTGATGGAGGACGATTCGACATGGGAATCGCTCAATACCAAGAGGCTTTACAAAACCCAAATAACGACAACTAATATGGACTTTGAATCACTTAACAAAATGTGTGGCTGGGAAAGACAAAAAGCACTTTACCTAGTACAAATCGCTGAATCGCTTGGAATGGACATTGATGGCTACGGGCAATTAGGAGTTAACAATACCTCTGGCTATACCTACCTTTGGCTGGAGGATTACCAATTTACTCTCTACATGCCGATTCATTGCGACCTTAAAAAGACCGATGTCTCGGCTATCTGGATGAACTCTGAGGATGGAACTGAGGAGGAGTTTGATTTAAAAACAGATACGGATTTGGACGATCTCGAAAAATGGGCTAACGATTTATACAATCAAAGCGAGGATTAACTCAAACAAACAACTACTGCATTGGCTGGGAAACCAGCCTTTGTAATTCAAACATATTAGGTAAACATCGTTATATTAGAGAATGAAACAAATTCAAAAACTGGAGGATATTGGTTTACATCAATGGCTGGAACTCATGGATTTTATTGATACAAATCCTAGTACAGAAGCATTGGCTATTCAGACCATTTCCATTATGTGCGAAATAAGTACAGAGAAGGCACGCAGGTTAACGCTAGAGCAGATGGAGGATATCACCTCCAAGATAAACGAGATATTGTCACAGAAGCCAAAATATGAGCCTCGTTTTACTTATCTCGGTGTTAAATATGGATTCATTCCTAACCTAGATAAAATTACCGCAGGGGAGTTTGTCGATTTAGAGACATATCAATCAAGTAGAAAAAATCTGTGGAAGGTCATGAGCGTATTATATAGACCGATTACTGAGGAACATCCGTATGACCATTATCTAATAGAGCCATACAAAGGAATTGTAAATGAGGCTTTTAAAGAAATGCCAGTTACTATTGCGTTAGGTGCACATCTTTTTTTTTGCGATATCGGGACCGAATTATTGAGTTATATCCAGAAATATTTGGAACCAAAGACGAGCGAGAAAGCACCGAAAAAACTGCGGGATGGGGGTTTGAAACAAGCCTTCAGTCATTTAATAACAAGTGGGGCTGGTCTGGATGGCTTATCGGGTTATGTAATGGAGACCCTCTCAAACTTGAACCTATATCGGAACTTACTTTACATCAAGCCCTTATATTTACAAGTTATAAAATCGACTGGCAGAAAGTCCAAGAGAAAGCAATCAAACGAAAATGAACATAACTAAAAATCACATAGGAACTGGTAATTACTATTGGAAACAAGTAGCCGAAAGGATGGAGGCACAATACTCTCATGGTACTCTAACTGAATTTGATTTTAAGGCAATTACTGTTTTTCCATTATTGCATATCACATTAACCAGAATTGATGTCGATTCCAGTACCGCAAGGCTGACATATTCCATCATGGTTGCCGACCAAAATATTCACTACTCAAATGATTTTCAAGGCATGACCAATGCTGAGTTATTTGCAAAATACGGATATACGGAAAACGCCAATTACGCTTTTGTCTTGCAGGAAATCTATATCCGTCTAGTTAAGCAGATGGAGTACATGGAACAAGAATTGTACAACACATTGCAAATTGATAAGCCTTATACATTAACTCCGTTTGCGGAGGATTTGGATGCCGTTCTAACTGGGTATACTGGGGAAATAACATTGACAATCCTTAACCCAATCGTAACTGATGGCTGGTGTTAATCTACCCAAGACAGATGCTCAACTAGAGCGTATAGCAATCGCTTTTAAAGAAGCGTTGCAGAGTGCCATGAGGCGAAAGCGGAAGCGTACATCATTGCGTGTTAAATGGGCTAGAAATGGCAAGGGGTGGAAACCGCTGAGTGTCAAAAAAGGTTCCTATACAAGCAACATGGTAGCCTCTGGATATATGCTGGACAACACAAAAGTTGTTTCTAGGGGACCAATGGATTACGCAGTAACAATGCCATCTTACGCTAAGTTCCTAATCGAAGGGCGTAAAAAGGGCAAAGGGATTCCCGTTCAAAATATGGATCGTTGGCTAAAACAGAAACGCATCAAACCAAAAAATGAGCAAGGGCAATTTAAGAAAATGGACAAGCGTACTCTAGGATTTTTGATGAATAGAAAAATTAAGTATTTCGGAATTGAAGGCTACGATTTTGTAGCACCAGAACGCAAGGAGATTTTACGCAGATACAATAGTGCTTTAAGCAAGGCAATGAATCAAGATTTACAGAAAATAATAACTAAAGGATTACGATAATGGCAATTACATATACTCAGCAACCGAGTGGAAAACTAGGGGCGAATAGCCCTTTGATTTATCAAGTCAACGATGCAAGTCAAAAAGCAACGGCAGGATTTTACTATAAATTTGAGGTCTTTGTTTGGACCGGTTCTACAACTATTCCAGTAACTCCAATAGCAACGCTAAGCAAGTTACCAGACACCTATGGAGACGGCAGGGCATATATGGATATTAGCCGAATAGTAACTCAATATGTAAAAACGAATTATCTCGTATTTGGGGCAACTGCACCATTGATTGATTTAGGTGCATATTGGGTACAAATCAAAGTATCTGGATTTAATACGGCTGGAGGTACAACTGCGGTAAGCGTAGCAGTAAATAGCAATCGCATCCTAGCCACTAGAGGCTATGCGTTTACAAAGGATGGAATCAATAGTGCCTTTGCTCAAAATGTATATACGGATAGAACTCAGATTTTTTTAACCTTAGAAACAACAATCGATTACCTATGGTACAATCAGAGCGGAGTTTCAAGCGTAACTATTGGTGGAACGACAATTACCCCCATCGCTGGAACGCTAAGCACTCAGCAGATTCAAGGGTTTGAAATTAAAACTGCATTGACTACGGCAGGATTATGGGGTACTAATTGCAACATCGTTTTCAATTTATCAGCAGGAGGAACACAAACTATTCCAGTCATATTCGATTGTGCTACGCGATACGGAGCGTATTCTGTTTTATTCCTAAACCGATTTGGAGTTTATGAAGGCATGACTTTTAATGGAGTTTATCAGCCAACATGGGCAGTCAATAGGGAGGACTATCAAACTGCGTTATTTACCAATGCGGATTTAACAACGGCATGGTCAGTAGGCATGAGGCAAACAAAACAATTCAATATCCAGAGCAAAGAAAACATGGTCATTAGTACAAATTGGATTCCAGAAAGTTATGTTACATATCTAGGTCAATTATTTATGAGTGAGGCAATTACTTTTGAATATAACGGAATCTATTATGGAGTAAATTGCACCGATGTCAATATGGAGCGTAAGCGTGTAACCAATGCCAAATTGATTCAGTATACGCTGAATCTGGAATATTCTCAGCCTTACATAAACAAAATAGTACGATGAGATTTGCGTTGCTTATTGGCAATAGTACAACAGATACTATTACGCCTATCGTCACTTCGCTAGTAGCACGATCTATTAGTGGATATATAGAAGGACAAGAATGTTTGACTGCTAAATTAATGGCTTTAGGCGGGTCATTTAGCGAGATGATACCAGCCGATTTGTATCAAGACGAGAGCGTTAACCTTACTAGGCAGGTCAAGGATTTTTCTCGTATTGAAACCATATTTACCGATTACACGCAGTCATTCCAGATACCAGCAACTGATATTAACAATGGTATTTTTGCCAATTACTTTTCGGAGAATATTGAGTTCCCAACATGGAACCCAAATTTGCGTTTACCAGCATCGATTGAAATTTACGGGATGCCCGTTTTTTATGGTAGCCTCGAAATGCTTAGCGTAGATTTTAGCAATGGTTTACCTCAATCATATTCAGTAGTTTTTTACGGGCAGGTTAAAAATCTAACTTCCATCTGGGGTGAGAAAACTCTAGATGAAATTGATTGGAGTTACTATAACCATACGATTGACAATGCGACTGCGGAATCATCATGGACTGGTGGATTGTTTAGCGGACAAATAATTTGGGATTTCAAGGATTACAATCAAGGATGGACATATAGCAAATACGCGATTGACAACAATATTTATTTTGGTGATGGAATAACATATCTGGATTTAAGACCTAGTATTCGATTAAAAAACATGATTGAATATGTCTTTACAAAGGCAGGATATACTATGGGTGGAACTCTATTTAGCAGGTCAGAATTTACCAATCTATATGTAACGCCAATGGGTAATGCTGGTCCTTTGCTCGATTACACCGCCCTCCAATATGGTTTGTTTGATGCTGAGAATATAACTCCAGTTACAATCAATCCTTATTCAACGACAAAAGCCACATGGTCAACATTGCCATTAGGTGTAAATGTAATTACTAATCCATCTGGATCGTGGAACGCTGGAACATTCGAGTATACTATGCCTATCAATGGAGATTATGCGTTTCAAATTGACATTACTCAAACCTCTGCAAGTCCTTTGGTTGTCAATCAATACAATGCGTTGCTCAATGGAGTGTTTTTAGATTCGTTAAGTGGAAATGATGCTGGGTTAAATGTATGGACTATCTATGTACGCAAAGCATCTAAGGGCAGTAAATTTAAAATTGTTTACAACGCCTTTAAAACATCGCAGATATCTGGAGAAATAAGGTGTACATATAGCCCTTACAATGTAAAACCAGCAGTTGTAATGTCGGAAGCCATGCCTAAGATTAAGGTAACTGATTTCGTTAATTCTGTCCTGCAAACTTTTAACGCAGTTATTATACCAAACGGGCAGAATGGATTTGCAATTCATAACATAGAGGATTGGTATAACGCAGGTGCCAATAAGGACTATACGAGTTATATCGATTTTACCAAAATGACACATAAGAAAATGGACATACCAAGTTCAATTTCCATGAAGCACAAAACTGGTGAATCTCAAAGCGATCTGTTCTTTAAGAGTACAATGAGCAGGGAATACGGGTCAATTACCTTTAAACCCGATGTTGACTTTGCATCGGCTGAAATGAAGATTGAATCTATTTTTAATGTATTCCCACCCCAACGGATGAACATGGTCAATCAAGTAGGAATCAAGATGAGTGAAACTGATATTGATATGCCAGTTATTCTAAACAATGACGGCAAAGGGATTCAGCAGGATTTGTTATTGTTCTACTTCCAAGATTACAAGGTTGTAACTAATCCTTATCGATGGGCAAATACTACAAAAACTTATCAGCCCGTAAGTATGCCATATACCAATACGCCTACAAGCGGTGCAAGTTCGGTAACTTGCTCTTTTGGATTAGAGGCAAGTGCCGTCGGCAATATGCCAACTCAGACATTTTACATGAATTTCTGGAATGAGTTTGTATCTAGGCTTTATTCTACTCGTAGTAGAATTGTAATTTGTTCTGGCTATATACCAGTTGGCGAATGGATTAATATGTCATTAAATGACAACATCGTTATCTCTGGTAATTACTACAAGATACAGAAAATTGATTACGATATCTTGACCGAGGAGGCTAAATTGGAATTGATTACCTATCCAAAAGTAAACAAAATATCCATCAGCGGAGTAACGGGCAGAAAGCCGACAATCGGATATCCCGTACTTAATTCGGAGGGTAAAACCTATATTGACGGAGTACCATTGTCGCTTGGGATTACCAATGCACAGATTTTTGGAGGGGTATTAGTAACTGATGCTCAGCCTATGCAGGAATACAATTACTCCATGAACCAAATGTTAGATGCCATGATGGGGAACTATCTTCGACAGATAACGATCAGCAAGGCGACAATGTGGACTACCGCAGATTACAATTTAACGATATCCAATGTTGCACAAAAATTAACCTATACCAATGAAGGGATTGAAGGGCAAAATAATTTGTATACTTCGTCTATCGGTGCTGGGACAATAACAATAAACCAAAATGGACAATATAGGATAAGGGCTTGGGCGGTCATTGATATATCTGGTAGCCATGATGTTGAATTTGTTATCGCATTAAATGGCATCGAAACTGAAGGGTATTGGAGAATTGAATTAAATCACATACAAACTGCTAATTGCGAAACTATTGTCAATATTCCTAATACTGGAGTTGTGTCATTTAATGTACGAAGCAATGATGGAGGCACCCATACAATGACAATCAAAAAGAGTAACATCACCATAGAAAAAATGTTCTAATGTACACAAGCATAATCAAACTTTTAAAAGCCAACGAATACCATGGCGTGTCGTTTAATATAGAGAGGGCAAAAGGTCACCATGAAATCCCATCTGGATTCAAGGATTTTTTTAAACAATTTAAACGCATAATCAATGGCAAACGATATAAACTTTAAGGTAGATGCTGACACCAGTAAAGCCACGAAAGGGGCTGAGCAATTAGCCCAAGCACTAGGCAAGGCAGGTAAACAAGCAGAAAATACTAATCAATCCCTTAAAGAAAGTGGGAGTGCAGGTAGTCGATTTAGCAAGGTACTCGGTGGATTAAAATTTGGTGCAGGACTGGCAGTCGGCAAGGGATTACTTGATAAGGTCATGGGTTCCCTAATCGAAAACGAGAAGGTAGCCAATTTATTTAATGATGCCTTATCGGTAATTACTGGTACGGCTACTGGCTTAGTAGAGATAATGGAACCTGGGTTTAAAGCCATTGGTGATGCCATTAAAAACCCAAAACAAGCATGGGACGATCTAGTTTCTGCGTTTGAACGAGGTGGAAAATGGATTAAGGAAAATCTGATTGACGGAGTAATTGGCTTGTTCTCAGAACAGATAAACAATCTGGAGATGGGGATTTTAAAACTGCGTAAAGGTTGGAACGAATGGACTGGCGATACTGAGGAGGCATCGGTCATGCAGGAACGGATTAATGAGTTGCAAAAGGAAAACATCGAGATACAAAAAGAGCAATCAGAACGCCTTACAAACATCAAAGCAGTAGCGACGGGGGCAGTTGAAACTCTAACATCATGGGGTAATACCATTGCCAAGAACATCAAGAGTACGATACAAGGGAATCAAGCCTTACGCGATTCAACAAATGCGTACATTACACAAAATGCTCAAATCGAGGAAAACATAAAATCGTTAGAACGCCAACAAGCCCAAAATGAGGCAAGTGCTAACAACGAAACATTAACATTTGCAGAACGCAAAAAATCGATTGAGGCAAATATCGAGTTAAAGAAGCAACAGATTGAACAAGAGAAGCAGTTAATCCAAAACCAGATTAATTTACTGGCACTTGAAAACAAAGCCAAAGGATCGTCAGCAGAGCGTACTGCACAGATAGGGGCGTTAAATGTTCAAATGAAGGGGCTGGATGCGACTATTAGTGAAACTCAACTTACCGTAGATGAAACATTGCGTACCATAGCAGAGCAGGAGAAGGAAACGACAAAAGCAATTAGTGAAGCGATACTAGAGAAGAACAGAGTAGAAGCCGAAGCCTTTGCACAGACAACTGGTCTAGAGCACGAGAAACTCAAGATGCAACTTGATGTTATCGATGCACAGAAAAAAGCCTTTATGCAGTCCTACGATGAGCGATTGGCTAAGGAGACGGAAGGAACATCGAAATACAACGAGATATTGGCTGAGCGACTTGCTAAAGAGGGCGAGTTCAATGCACAGCGTATTCAAGGAGAAGCCGAATATACCGATGCTGTAAAAGCATTTAAGAAAACGCAAAAGGAGGAGGAGGTACTTTTAATGCAGGCAAAAGCACAAGCCATTTCACAAGGACTTAATGTCGCACGTGCTTTAATCAAGGAGGATTCCAAAATGCAGAGTGCGATTAACATCGCGGAGGCTATCATGCAAACTTATGTTGGTGCGAATGTCGCGTTGGCTAGCAGTCCACCGCCTTTGAACTTTATAAATATGGCTGGAGTTATTGCTGGAGGACTAGCGAATGTTATCAAGATTCAGCAACAGGCTCGTAAAATGGCAAGTGAAACTGGAGGCTCAGCACCAAGCGGAGGCTCTGTAACCGCTCCATCGATGGGACCTAATATTTCTGTGGCACGAAGCAATGTCGATAGTAATATGCAGTTAGGAAATGCCATGAAACAAGCAGGGAAACCCCCTAGAGCGTATGTCGTTTCTGGAGACATTAACTCCGCTGAGTCACTCGATAGGAAAATTTATCAAAATGCAACACTAGGAGGTTAATCCGTTATATTTAAAATGTCTATGAAAAATACATCGTACCATAAATTCATGTCCTCCAAAGGCAAAGCGGAACATTTAGTAAATACAAAACTTAAGGAACATAATATTGATTTAGGCTTGATTGACGATGCAAAAATCGGTTCCAAAGAGATACTAGATGCGTACAATAATCCTATATGGAATGAATTGTATAAATTACCAAATGAAGTTTTAAGAATTTTAAACCAAGCCAAAACACAACTTGAATTAGGTCGAAAAGGACAAATTAAAGCAATAGAAAACGCAAGGAAAGTATCAGCGATGGCTAAAGAATTAGGTATACCAAACCCAAAAGAAATTGACGACATTTTTAAAAACAATGATTTTGAAGCATTAATGGATTCTTTTGATAGTGACTTAGGTCGTATAGAGGCTATAATTAAAAAATATTAAAAATGCGTATTGTAGAACTCATATTGGATGAGGACCAGTTAGCACATGGTATTGATGCAATTTCGATTGTATCGGCACCAGCGATTGAGTCTAATTTTATAGCCTTAAAAAAGCACAATGTCAAGTTCGCCACTCTAGATTCTGACAAGCGTATTTTGATGGGACCAGCATTGATTCCAGACAAGCCTATTTATCGCAACCAAGACGGGGAGGAGTTCTATTGTTATTTTAGTCAGAATACAGTTCGCAGAGCATCGGAACTTTATTTGACACGAGGTAATCAAAACAATGCTACTCTAGAACATGAGTTTAACATTCATGGATTGAGCCTTGTCGAGACTTGGATTAAGGAGGATATGGTTAAAGACAAAAGTGCCATGTATGGATTGAACGATCCTATTGGAACTTGGATGGTAACAATGAAAGTTGCCAATGACCAAATCTGGAATGAATATGTTAAAACGGGATTAGTAAAAGGCTTTTCAATAGAGGGTTTTTTTGCTGAGAACTCAAGCATCAAAGCCAAGAAACTTGCGGTCAATCCAGAACTTGATGAATACCTCCAAAGTTTAGGCTACTCAAAAATCTAACACATTAAAATTAATCCGTTATATAGTTATGTCAAACGAAGCACAAAATATCTTAGACCGAGTTTTAGGTCAATTAGGATATAAGAAACCAGTTGCCATCAATATGTCTCAAAAAAAGACAATCGATGGACAAACCATATTTGATTCTGAAAATTTTGCTATTGGCGACTCAGTATTTATTGTAACTGCTGATGGCAACATTCCAGTACCATCTGGAGATTACGAATTGGAGGATGGCTCAGTTGTAAGCGTAGACGAATCTGGCATCATTTCAGCAGTTTCAACTACTGCACCAGAAAGTGCGGAAATGGAAATTTCTCCAGTTGCAGGAACTCCACCAATGACACCCAAGACAATTATTGAATCTATGACAAAAGAAACACAATTTGCCGAAACTCCAGTAATGGACAATCCTGCAATAGAGGAAAAAATCGGTGAGCAGACAATGGGAAAACCAGCCTTGCTAGTAAAATGCGAGGATATGGTAGGACCAGAAAACTCCCCACTAGCAGAGAAAATCGCTGAGGCGATTGTAAGCATCGTCGATAGTGGACAAGTAGCCCCTTTAATCGAGGAATACAAAAAGGCTAAAATGTCAACTAAGATGAGTGCACATTCAACAGATCTCTCTGAAACAATGCGTGCCTTTGAATTGAAACTTAATGCGTTATCACAAGAGAACGAGGCTTTAAAAGAGGCTTTGTCTACTGAAGGAAATCGCACATTTTTCAATCCAGAGCAAAATAGTAAAACTAAAATCAATTTTAAAATCGGTGCTCAACGTGAAGAAACAATCACAGACCGAGTATTCAGTCAATTATTCTCTTAAAAAACCACAACCATGAAAAATAGAAAACTTCACCTATCTGGTCCTACGCTATCTACTAATACCTATGCAGGTGAATTTAGTGGTAAGTATATCGCCGCAGCACTTTTGTCTGGCGAAACTTTGGCGAAGGAATTGATTACAATTCACCCTAATGTTAAGTACAAAGAGGTTATCCGTAACTACGCATCAAGCGTAAGCATCGATAACGCTACTTGTGATTACACCGACAACTCAAGCGTAACATTGACAGAATATGTTATGACCATGACTGAAAAGCAAGTAAACCTTACTTTGTGTAAGAAAAACTTGTTCAGCACATGGGAAACAATGCAGATGGGATTCTCAGCGTTTGAGAACTTACCTGCTACATTTGAGGAGTTTGTTCTTGCTCAAACCTCAGCCCAAGTCGCTCAACAAAATGAGTTGGGTATCTGGAAATCAAGCCTTTGGTATGACTCCGCGATTGTCGCTGGTCAAGATGGCATGGTTGGATATTTAGTAGATAACTCTGCAATCGTTAGTACTGCGTCTGGTGCAAACTCTAGTTCAAACATTGTAACTCGTTTACAAGCAATGTTGGATGCATCACCATCAGCATTGTATGGTAAAGAAGGCTACCAATTCTATGTTGGACCTTTGTCAATGAAGGCGTATCAAGGTGCGTTATCTGCTGGTAATTATAACTTCCAGTTTTATGTTGGAGAGAAGCCGATGAACTTCCAAGGTATTCCAGTTGTTATGTGTCCTGGTCTAAATGACTCAGATTGCGTATTGGGATTGAAATCTGACTTGCACTTTGGTACTGGCTTGGTTTCTGATTACAACGAAGTGAAATTGATTGACATGGCGGATATTGACGGAAGTCAAAACTGCCGTATCATCATGCGTTTTACTGGCGGAATCCTTGCAACAAATCCAACTCAACAAGTTGTATTAAACGTAACCTAATCCGTTACTTGAAAATATATAGGGCTAGGTAAACTAGCCCTTTTTTTAAAATGTAAAAATAAAAAAATAAAACTATGCCATGTAATGTAATCGATGCCCGTCTCGAACCCTGCAAAGAGTATGTAGGCGGTATACAAGGAATTTTCCTAATCCCTTTTGTTTGGAGTGATGTTATTGAACTTCAGACAGTTGGTCAAATAGGTACTGTAAAAACTATCAAAACTTCCTCTGCGGTATTGGTAACTGGTTATTTCTGGGAATTGAAAGGCTCATCATCTTTTGATGTTGCCATGACTTCTAGCAGGGATAATGGTACTACTATGTACGATCAGAATTTGACGGTTGTTTTTAAACCTAAATCTTTGACTACCCCTATCTATGATTTCAACGATTACAACACATTAGCCAAAGGCAGATGGCGTATCGTTGTTTGGGATAGGAACGACAACTTCTGGTTGGTAGGCGAGGAGTATGGTGCTGATGCTACAACTGGCGTAGAGAATTTTGGTACTGCATTGGGCGACCCTCGTAACTACTCTGTTACCTTTGTTGCTAGTGAATCAAATCCTCCACGACCATTGGATTCTACAACTTACGCTGGTTTGAGTACAATCTTTACTCCCGATTCAACTCCGACTTAATTGTTGTTTTAATTATATTTTCCATAGCCTCCGTAACTGGAGGCTTTTTTTTTCTAACAAAATCCGTATATTCCGTTATATTGTATATGTACATCAAGCCAACTGATACAACGATATTTATTTATCCGTTTATACCATTTCCAGTAGGGAACATAACTTTAGTAGTCGTACATAAATTAACTAAAGTTCAAGTATCTCTTACGCAATCATATTCAAGTACAAATTCTGGAGTTACACTAACTTTGCCGAATCTTACTAATATTAACAATGTGGCTACTAATCTGGATGAACTAGTTATCCGTTGCTTTGATGCGACAAATACCTTGTATTACGAGATGGTAAACCGATGGGTAACTAACTCACCGAATATCCTGCTTAATCGCAAAACATGGACTGCTACAAATAACAATACAAAAGAATGGTTGACACTATAAGCAATAGCAAAATTCGGGTACTCAATTTAAGTACCTATACTACCCCTAGCATCATTGAACGCAAGAACAAGTTATGGGTTGAATATGGCGACGATAACGATTACTACGGATATCTGATTGATATGTTTCATGGCAGTCCTACTAACAATCGTTGCGTTAAAGGGATAGCCGACTTAATCTATGGTCAAGGCATCGATGCAAAGCGAAGCAACAGAAACTTAACTGCTTATGTTGAACTACGCAAATTGTTTGACGAAAAATGCCTACGCAATGTAGTCATGGATTTAAAGTTACTAGGACAAGCGTGTTTCCAGATTGTAAAAACTAAGGACAAAAAGAAAATCGCTAAGGTATACCATTTTCCCATTCAAACGATCAGACCAGAAAAATGTAACGATAAGGGTGAGATTGATGCGTATTACTATTTTCATGATTGGACCCAGTTAAAAAGAGGGCAAGAACCCAAGCGGATTCCAAACTTTGAGTTTAACCAAGAAGCACCAGAAAGCCTTTTAGTAATTCGACCTTACTCTACTGGTACATTTTATTTTAGTCCAGTTGACTATCAAGGAGGTTTGCAATATGCGGAACTAGAAACTGAAATTGCCAATTACCACATTAACAATATCAAAAATGGCTTAGCACCATCAATGTTAATTAACTTCAATAATGGTGAGCCACCAGAGGAAACTAAATTATCCATCGAAGGGGCTATCATGAGTAAATGGTCGGGTAGCAGTAACGCAGGTAGGGCGATTATCTCGTGGAACGATTCAGCAGATACAAAAGCCGATATAACTGCGGTGCCTTTGAGCGATGCTCATAACCAATACCAATTTATGTCAAGCGAATCGCAGGACAAGGTTTTAGTAGCACATGGAATTACAAGCCCATTGATTTTTGGTATTAAAAATACAGCTAATGGATTCTCGTCTAACGCGGAGGAACTTAAAACAAGCATAGTGTTATTTGACAACATGGTTATCCGACCATTTCAGAATATGATTTGTGAGGCGATGAACATGATTCTGAGTTACCAAGAGGTAAATCTTGAACTATATTTTAAATCTTTAAATCCTTTGAAGGGAGACGAGTTAATGACTACCAACGAGGACAAAGATTTTGCGTTTAAATTTTCAGAACAAATGGGAGTAAACATGAGCGATGGCGATGAATCGGATTGGTTATTACACCTTGCCGACAAAGGAGAAAAAATTGACGAGAGCGAATGGGAACTTGTAGACATATCTCCAGTAGAAAATACTGAGGACGAAGCAGACATTCATTCAGACAAATTCGAGTTCTTTAAACGCTTCGCAGACCCAGATGCTAAGAGTGATGATGATAAGGGAATTTTCAAAATCCGTTATCGTTATGGACCAGACAAATATTCTAGCAATAGCAGGATTTTCTGTAAGGACATGGTTGCCAATCGCAACTTAAGTGTTGTATATCGGAGGGAGGACATTTTGACTATGGGTGACGAGGGCATCAATGGTCAATTTGCACCAGCAGGAAAATCATCGTACTCAATCTGGAAATTTAAGGGAGGAGTTAATTGTCACCATTACTGGGAACGATTGACATTTAAACGAAAGCAAACGGCAGGTAAATTTTTGCCCTTGCAACCTAACGAAATTGGAACAGATCAAAGGGATTTAGAGAATTACCGCAAAGTACCTAATCTGGAGGCTACGGCATCTGGAGTTCCATTTAGCCCACCAGCATGGAGTAAAGCAAACACACGACCTATTGATATGCCGAATAAAGGAGGATTAAAGAAATGACACCAAACGACATTGTACTGCTAGTAACGACTGATGATATCTTTAAGTATACATCATTAAATGGGAATGTCGATGTTGACAAGATTACCCCGTTTATTAAGGTAGCCCAAGATATCGAAGTACAAGAGGTATTGGGAACTGTACTATATCAAAAAATCCTAACGGATGTTCGTACTACGGGGCTATCTGGAAATTATGCCGTCTTGGTTTCACAATATGTTCAGCCTATGCTTATTCACTATGGCATGAGTGATTTTTTACAATTTCATGGCTACGAAATAAGCAACGCAGGGATATTAAGGAATAGTCCAGAGAACTCTCAGTTACCAGACAAAGGCGAAATCGCAACTATCGTTGGCAGACAAAGAGCCATTGCGGAAACTTATCGGCATCGCTTGATTTCGTACTTGACTTATTATCCTCAGTATTTTCCAGAATATACGGCAAACCAGAATGACGGAGAATATCCAACTACTAACCCAAATAACTATTGTGGATGGAATCTATAAAAATACCTTACAAGCCTAAAGAGGAGAAATTCAATAAACTCAAATCGTACTATACTAAACTCAAAAAAAATGAAAGCAAGACTGATAAAAAACATACAAGTTACATATTTGGTAAATCCCAATGAGCGGACTAAATACCATTTTTGGATTGACGAAAATGGGAATGAATCTTTAGTACATAGTTGGAATTACAATATACCAGATAAGGATGCCGATGCTATCTACATTGGAGTAGATATGAGTGAGCATAATATCGAAGCCCAAAAAGATGCTTTGTTTCTCATTTTAAAGCGATTTGAAGGCACCGAGGTTGTATTCCTTGATGAGATATTAAAAGAATCAAAGAAAGCCACTAAATCGGCTAAGAAAGAGGCACAATGAAATGTACAATTTTCATATTGGCAATCGTACTTAGCGGATGTTCGGCTCAATGGCATCTTAAACGAGCCATTGTAAAAGACCCTAGTATCTTGACAGAGAAAATTGTAACGATCATTGACACTATTATAGTAAAAGAAGGATTTCAGAGAATCGATACATTTGTAACCAAAGAAACCGATACACTCTTAATCCACGAAAAGGGCGTAAATGTGCACATAATTCGATTTAAGGATAGGCTAATCGTTAAAACGGAGGTCAAAAATGACACAATTCGCATCAAAAAGACAATTAAGGATTTTCAGTTAATCTATAAAGAGAAGCCAAAATCCAACAAATCGTTCTGGATAGCGTTTATTATAGGTGTGGCAACTACAATTATCTTTGTAATTGGACTTAAACAACTATTGAAATGACCGCAATAAATCGAAAATTTACTAACCCATCTAGGTCAAGCCCAAAATCAAATGGCAGGGCTTGTCTATGTAAAGACAAAAACAAATATTCTAAAAAATGTTGTGATGGCAATTTATGGGCACAAGGCATCGGTAACATTACACAACCCTAACAAATCAATTTAAAATCGTTATATATATATGAGTATCGCAGGTTCCGCATTCACCGCAGGGTACACTGGTAGTGTAGCCGTTGCCAATACATCAGCCAAAACGGGTCGTTTCCGTGGATTTTTCGTTAATTCAAATGCCGTTGTTTCGGCTTGTTTGGACAAAGACGGAAATTCATTAATGACGATCATGGGATTGACAAGTACAACATTGTTGCCTGGTCCATTCCATTGTGTTGCTGATGGCAATTACATTTCATCAATTACCTTAACATCGGGTTCAATCGTACTTTACAACGAATAATGTTTGTTGGAATCGCAATGGGTGTTACCCCTTTCCCACAAGGCGATGGAGGGGTGTTGGCATTGGCATATACCAATCGTGTAACTGCGGATGGTGGTTATTACGAAGGGGTGGATTGTATGATTTTTAAGTTGAATAATTTAGACACTCAAGAATGAGCACATTATTAGAACAAGCGAGTTTGGTAATGATACCAAGCGGGTATAAAGAGGACATCGTATATTCAGCAGTCCCAACCGACGGAAGCGGTGATTTATCATTTACAAGGGCGAGCAATGGCACGCGGGTAAATAGTGCGGGGTTGGTGGAGGATGTGCCGTGGAATTTGGCGCAAAACTCCGAGCAATATAATGCAGGAACTTGGTTGCTTGCTTTTTTAAGTATTTCAATAGATAGTGCAGTTGCACCAAATGGAACAACTACGGCAGATTTATTATACCCATCAAGTAGTCAAGCATATTGTTATGTATCTACAACATCATTTAGTGTTGTTGCGGGTCAAACATATACGCAAAGTGTTTACTTAAAACGAAGTGGATTTAGATGGGGTATTGTCGATAATATGGCAGGAAGCCCAGGTGCATGGTTTGACTTATTAAATGGCGTTGTTGGCAATGTTGCAAGTGGTTGCACGGCATCAATAGAAAGTGTTGGAAACGGATGGTATCGTTGTAGTGTTTCAAGTGTAGCACAATCGGGTACAAACTATGCCGATTTTCGTATGTCTGATGCCAATGGTGGCAGTACAGTAACTGCAAACGGAACTGACGGATTATTGGCTTGGGGATTTCAATTAAACATCGGCTCAACCGCGAAACCCTATTTCCCCACAACTGACCGCTTAAATGTTCCACGATTAACTTATCAAAATGGCGGGGGCGGGTGTCCTTCGTTATTACTTGAAAAGCAGAGTACGAATTTGTGTTTATATTCAGAACAAATTGATAATGCAAGTTGGGATAAAGTCAATGGTAGTGGTGGAACTGCGCCCGTTGTAACTGCAAATTATGGAATTAGCCCCGATGGAACGCAAAATGCAGACCGCATACAATTAGCACGAACAACTGCGGCAGGTAGTTATTCCTATGTATATCAAACTATAACATTATCGGCTTCGGCAACATATACAGTTAGTGTTTATCTTAAAAGTTTAAGTGGAACTCCAACAATTTCAATTGCTCTTGATGGTGTAGGTTATGACCATGTTGTAACTATGACAACGGAATGGGCAAGATATGAAGTTGAAATTGTTGCGGGTGGTTCTTTTGATAGAGCGCAACTTTTGTTATATCAAGCAGTTCCATCGACTTCTTTAACCGCAGATTTTTTGGCTTGGGGATTCCAAGTAGAGCAATCATCTTACCCCACATCCTACATAAGTACCACATCAGCAAGTGCAACAAGGGTGGCGGATACTTGTAGCAAGACGGGGATAAGTAGTTTGATAGGGCAGAGTGAGGGGGTTTTATTTGTGGATTTTAACAATGTAACAAACCCAGAAGCGGGAGATTACAATATGTTAGCAACAATTTCTGATTCAGCAAATGACTATATTTATATAAGCAAAAGAAATCCTACAGGCATTGAAATTTACGGAGGTGTGGGTGCAACAACTTACATAACAAGTGGAGTATTTGTAGATGGTCAAAGATATAAAGTTGCGTTAGCGTATAAGAATAATGATTTTGCAGTTTATATTAACGGCAGTTCAATTTGGACAGATACAAGCGGAACAATAGCTGTTAACACTCCAAATAAATTATCGGTTGGTAGTTATTATTCGCAAATCTTAAATTTTAATAGTGGAATTAACCAATGCGCACTATTCAAAACCCGCCTTAGTAATTCAGATTTAATCGCCTTAACAACTATCTAAATGAAAACTTTCGCTAAATTCGAGTTCACCCCTACACAATGGGCAACCCTTCGCAAGTTAATAGAAACAACTACAACCACACCCGACGGAGAGCAAACAACGACTTGGAAAGATTGTGCAGTTGTTGAAATTGGATTTATTTGTTTAGAGTGGGGGCAAGTGGATGACAAACCCGTTTGCACAAAGCAGTCCGACAAATGGGCGGTGGATATTCTATTCTATGCAGAACCACCGAAAGAGTTTGAGCCGTATGCGGTTTATCCAAATCCTTGCGGGGTGCATACATTCAGCGGTGATGAGAGTTTGTACCTAAAGACCTTTTGTGCGAAGTTCCCCGATTCACCTTATTGTGTAATTCCAACACCAAATGAAACAATTTCAGAATGATACAACGGCGTCGATTGCAACTGCCATTAGTGGCTCAAGTGCAGTCGTTACTTTTGCTCAAATCTATACACCTTTGGTTACCTTTGGCGTGGGGATTCTTGGTATTGTATCGGGCATTTTGGCTATTGTTTATTGGGGTAAAAAAATCAATAAGTTAGATGGCAAAAATCACTAAGGGCAATATTTCAGCATATCAGCCCAAACCCAAGAAAAAATTGCGTAGGCATACTAAACACAAGAACAAGCATAAATCATGGAAACCAAGCGTAGGGCAAGGCTGAAATGGAAATCTTATTTTAGTCCTACTCCAAAAAGGATTAGGGTACTTGGCGATAGTTTAGCGGTTGCTAGTATTTTTGTGGCTGGGTTAAATCTGGAGGATGCACGAGTTATGATGGCTTGTGCTATATGCGGAGGCTTAGGAAAATTTATCAGTAACTTTATCGACATAGACAATGGGGTTGACAAATCATAAACTGGTTCCTTTCAATAGTTTCATGCACGAAATTACCGAGAAGAAACAGATCTATTTGCATCATACGGCAGGAGGTCCAGATGCAGAACAAGTTTACAAGTGGTGGGATATGGATGCTAGACCAGTTGCTACTTGCGTAGTTGTTGGCAGGAATGGATTGATAGCACAAGGGTTTCATTCTATGTATTGGGCGTACCATTTGGGATTGAGTAACCAAGTTTTTGCTCAGCATCATGTACCATACAAAAGTTTAGACAAGATTAGTTTGGGCATTGAAATCTGTTCTTACGGATGGGTAGAATATAAAAATGGGGCTTACTACAATTATGTCAACGGCAAGATTTCAGCAAACGAGGTAGTTGAATTAGATTCTCCGTTTCGAGGTCGCAAATTATATCAAGGTTACACAGACCAGCAAATTGATAGCGTACTCGAGTTACTGCAATTATGGAAAACCCGTTACAGCATTGACATCAGTTACAAATCAGAACAAATGTGGGATATCTCAAAAAAGGCATTGATGGGCGAGAACGGATTGTATACGCATTGTTCGGTACGAGGGGATAAATCAGACATATTCCCAGACCCAAAATTGATTACTGCATTAAAGTCATTGTAAGCAGGGAAACGGCTACCTAAAAAAAATTTGATTATTTTTTATTTATTTTTGGAAAATGCAAAATTAGTATTATCTTTGATAAACAATAAAAAATAAGATGAAACAAAAACAAACCAAACTCAGCCAAACTGGCTCATTCATTAACTGGATGATGTCAAGCAACTCCTCAATCCCAGAAGTTGGAAAAGGGGCTACCGAATTACATTGGAGTGACCGCACTCCTTATGAAGTACTCGATGTTGCCAACGATGGCAAATCAGCACTTATCAGACAATACGATACTAAAGCATCTCGACAGATGCAAATGGGTGAACAAGCATGGGATTTAATACCTAACGGAGATAACGAAGCCAAATGGGTACATTGGAAATGGAACGCATGGAGGACTAAACATTCACGCTGGTATAAAACAGATAAATTTTGGGAAGATTTAGAATCCAACAAACAGACAATGGACAAAGAGCAGTTACAAATCTGGCTTGATAGTATGCAGAACAAATCAAACTTTCCAGAATATTACGAATTTCACACAGAATGGAATGTTAAAAAATTGATTTTTGGACATGCTGAATACTACTACGACTGGTCTTTCTAACAATTAAATTTTGATTTTTGGCAAAATAAATATATCTTTGTACATGACAAAATGGGAAAAAATTGACAAACTGCTTAACATGAAAAAAGGTACGATGATAATCTATACTCCCCACTTTGGAGACGGCATCCCACAAGAGGCTCGATTCTACAGAGTACGCGAAAATAAGCAAGATTACATGATTGATGTCGAACTCCTTGATGGAGGGGTTCGATGGGGCTACCTTGACCAGATAACGATATTTTAAAATTATGAATAATAAACAAGCACTAGACGAGATTTTTAATCTCAGCAACCCAGAACTCTCTAAGCGGTTAGACGCTCCTTATCAGACCGTAGCCTCATGGAGATTTAAACACCAACGAGGCGACTTATCGATTGAGAAACAAATCGAGATTATTGGAAAAATGAATTACAAAATGCAAAACACAATACTATGGAAAAAACTAGCAAAGTCACAAGCGTAGCCTCAAACGGCACATTTAACTCCCAGTATGGGATTCTTTACAAATTCGAAGTCAACTTTGAAAACGGAGATTCTGGAGAGTACGCATCTAAAAGCCAAGACCAAACAAAATTTGTTAACGGGCAGGATGCAACTTACACAATCACAAGTAAACAATGGAATGACCGAACTTTTTACACGATCAAACCAGCAATGGCACAAGCATCATCTGGCGGTGGAGGATTTACACCCAAGCCAAAAGACCCAGAGACGGAGAAACGCATTACTCGAATGAGCGTACTCAAAGCATCGATTGACTTGGTAACTAATGGCAACATCGAGTTACGACAAGCCCTTGCTTACGCCAAAATTTTTGAGGCTTATGTAATCGATGGAACCGATTTATTAGGCACGCAGAAAACAACCAAACCAGATGCGTTCAAAAGCATGGGCTTAACATCACCATTGGACGACGATTTACCTTTTTAACAAAACAAAACATGGAAACGCATACAATTAATTTACTCGAGGATTTTATCCTAACGCAAGTAACGGCAGTCGAGAATGGGAACTTAAACCCCCTTGACCTTAAAATCGCTTTAAAGCGACTATCAGAACTCATTGAAGGGGTAGATAGCCAAATCAAACCATTAGTCCAGCAGGAGGCACGAAAATGGCATTTGCAGGACTATGCAGGGTATCGCATCGAATACATGGAAAGCGGTGGACGATATTCTTACGATCATATTCCAGAATGGAAACAACTCAAAAGTCAAATGAAGGAAATCGAGGAGAGCAGTCAAACGGCATACAAGCAACTCAAACTCGGTGCCATGATGATTACTGCTGATGGGGAGGTCATTGAACCAGCCATATTCAAACCATCAGAATCCTATGTCAAACTAATAAAGTCAAAAAAATAAAAACAAAAAAGGGGTTCTCACACCCCTTTTTTTTGCAAACATGGAAAACATTTGCTAAATTTAGAACACGCTTAACGGCACAAATATATGGAAACGCAAGAACAAAACAATTATTTTATTATGTTCCCATCTCATTTGCTAGACGAATTGAACGCTCATGAATGTGTACTCATGGGCGTATTGATTAGCCTCAGCAAAAAAGAGGGGTACGCTTACCCATCAAATCAGATGTTATCTGATACGCTTAAAACTAGCATCCCTACGATTGGCAGGATGCTATCAAAACTCGAGGAGAGTAAACACATTACAAGGAAAATTACTAGAGACAAATCTGGACAAATCATATCCAGACAAATCTATATCCAGAACTCACTTGTGAGGGGAGGTCATATCAATAATGATACTACCCTCCTATCAGAAATGAGTACACCCCTCCTATCAAATTTGAGTATACCCTCCTATCAAAATCGAGAACATATAAGTATAAGAGATAATATAACTTCTATAAGTAAAGATGATAAGATAAGTATAGAGGCGATTTTTGACATGATTTGGAATAAATATCAAAAACGAGGCAATCGCAAAACAAGTTACTCAGCCTTTAAAAAACTAAATACGCAGGACATGAAATCAATCATTGAACATATTGCAAAATATGTCGAGGCTCATGTTAACGCGGACAAGATGCAATTTTTACCGCATTTAAGCACTTACATAAATCAACGCAGATGGGAGGACCAGATGCCATATCAAGACGGGAAAGTAAATTTAACTAAAGAACTAATTAACTGGAATGAATAACGAGACAATTTACATCATTGATGCCGACAACCAACTTATTGGCAATGAGATTCAACGCCTATGTGTACTGGCAGATATCCAAATTCCTACCATGCCAAAACTGGTAGCCGAATTTATCAAAGAACATTTTGGGTCATTACCGATTGACATAATACCAAAGGCGTTCGATAATTGGATATCTGGCAAGACCTCGATTAAAAAACCAATGACGATGAACGCACATTTTTTATCTGTAATCATGAGGGAATATTACGATCATCACCGCCACACAATTCAGTTGAAGCCACGCAAGATGCTAGAGGCACCAAAACACCAGCAAACGAAGGAGGAGGCACAAGCCCAATCATTGAGAACTTATGAGATATGTTATGACGAATATCTGGATGCGAACAATGGAGGGATTAAACTGATACCGCACATATTAGAGATTATTGCTAATTGGAGATTACGAGAGAATGACTATGTAACTACGGATAAGGATATCCAATACGCTGAGGATTGGTTAAACAGATATGAGCATCGCAGAGATAACGCAATGAGAAAGGTTTTAAAAGATGCAGGACGATTAAGGATTTACGAGGCGATGCCAACTCCAAAGCGTAACATGGAATTGATTGCAATTACAATTACTCATTTTGAGAAACGAAAAAAAGGACAAGAAAAACCATGGATTTAATTTTTAATTTTGAAAAAAGAAAAATATAGTTTATCTTTGAAATACTATGGAAAACAAGCAAAAACCAGAACCGACCTATCCTTGCGGATGGACTATCGAAACTCAAGCCAAAATTATCATTATGCACAAAGAAGGCATGGAGGCAATTCTCAGAACCGATTTGCATAACAACTCAAATCTACTGATCAAATTTATGTCATTTACTTGGAAACTAATGGTCGACGGGCATCTCTACCAAGACCATTGCTCGATTGATGGCAACAAGGACAAAATAAATTGGGAAAACATTAACTACATTTTTAACGAGATTGACTTCCCAAAATTGACGGCTTATTTATTAGCCGAATACAAGCAAAAACTAGATTATTTTCAACATTGCTCAGATATCGAGGACCATATTCACGAAATATGGGATGGTGACTGGAAACATTTATACATTTAAGAACATGGAAAACAAAACAACAATAAAGAGCGTAGTAGAGTACATCCTAAAATCAAACCCCTCGTCTAGGGATAATGATTATCTGCTAACGCTATCTGTTTGGAGGGCACTTGAAATAGAGCCGTTAACAGAAACTGGATTTACCACGCTACATGGTATGATTACTGGCAGGATTCCTGCACTTGAAACAATTAGCAGGTGGAGGCGAAGATTACAACAATTAAATCCAGACCTCAGAGGCTTACAATACGAGAAGCGACACGCACACATTATTGAGCGATTAGATGAGTTAGGATATAATACGACCGGTCATGTATCATAGTGCAATAAAAAAATTTAAAGAGTATACAGAAACTCAATCGCTTTATTTTGAGCAGGATGGGTTTTACGGAATGGTATACGATCTTGAGGAACGCAATCCACCAATCATAGTTAACAAAGCAGATTTCATTTACTGCGAACTTCCATGGTTAAAGGGCTATTCAATTTTTAATAAACGAGCCAAATCGGACTCAATTAATGACTGGAAATATTTGTTACTCTCAGCAAGGAAACTAGCAATCGATTTAGGAATGCCCTATTATTTTGCAGGTAACAAGCAATTTGCAAAGGTTTTTACTACCGAATACCAAGTACCAATGAAATGGCATATACATAATTGCGAAGTTATAATTTATACTAATGACCCAATTTATGTTACCGATTCCAACGATCTAATTGATGCCTTATATTCCAGACATAACAAAGGAATGGACATGGCGTGTGGATATGGCTATTTAGGTAAAAAGGCACTAGAGCATAACAAGACCGCAATATTGATGGACATTAATCCTTATTGCATTGGCTACATTAAAGACGTACTACTAAAAAAACAACTATGACAAGCGTAGAATTTTTACTCGATTGGCTTAAAAGAAACCACCCACAAGTTGAATTGGGTCCAGAGCAAAAAAACCATTTTCTTTTGTTAGAAAAAATCGAATGGCAGAACCAATACAATCTGGGGTTTGCGAAGGCAAAGGACATTTATCTGGACTCAGAATGAGTAAAAGCAAAGCCTATAAAGACCTATTGTTTGGAGAGTTATATTGTAACTGCGAATCCATTGCGACTAAATTTTTTGGAGTTGCCATTAAAAAATTGGACTGGGAAGATGAGTATCAATTCCTAACTTTTGACGGAGTTAAAATAGGCAAGGCAAAATACTGCACAAAGGTATTTGAGAAAAATACTCTGTTAGAACATAGACCGCTAATCGATGAAGCACGAGGAAAGTAACTTACAGATATCCTGCGTGACTTGGTTTAGATACCAATATCCAGAACTCCGATTAAACTTATTTTCGGTTCCCAATGGAGGGCATCGCAGAATTGAAACTGCAGTATGGATGCAAAAGGAGGGTTCCGTTTCTGGCGTATCGGATTTGATTTTACTTGCACCGAGTAAAGGATTATGTGCTTTGCTGATTGAACTCAAGATAAAACCAAATAAGCAGAGCAAAAACCAAATAGAATTTCAGAAAGCAACCGAGCGATTGGGTTGCTACAAATACATAGTTTGTTACACCCTAGAACAATTTAGAGATGAAATCAGCGACTACCTTAAAAGTTAACGTACCAATTACATTTATTGACCATTGCAATGTCAACGGAATCGATTTAAAGGCTTGGTATAAATGGAGGCTACACATAGCCAGAGAATCAAAGAAACTCTACCAAAAAAGGAATGAGATAGACAAATGACGTTAATGCTCGTGGATATAGGCAAACGCCACAAGGAGTGGATTCGTATAGCGATATATGTTGGCTCACCTATATCCACCGCAGAGGACATGGTACAGAATATGTACCTAAAATTGGCAGACATGCAGATTCGCGAAGGATCGTTAAATCGGATTCAAAACAATAATGGCTCAGTTAATACCGTATATGTATTTAAGATGCTATCTAACCTTGTAGTCGATGAAGTACGCAGAGGCTCTAAGGAAACGAATCTAGACGATTCAATAGATATCCCTATCAATGACGAGATAGTTGACGATAGGGCTTACAATGACCTCATAGAGCACATCAAAGTAGTTATCGATGATATGCACCAATACGACAAGATGCTTTTAGAACTGCATTTTGTATACGACATGAGCATGAGGGCAATTCAACGCAAAACAGATATACCAACACATTCAATATTTAACACACTAAAAAATGCAAAACAAAAAATCAAGCAGGAAACTAGTCAGAGATACATTAAATATATCCGAGACCGAAACGACAGAGAAACCGATGATGGGATTGGGCGACCTAATCCAGAAAGTAACGAAGGCGACTGGTATTGAGAAAGCCGTCAAATTTATTGCTGGAGAAGATTGTGGATGCGATGCCAGACGAGAGAAACTGAACAAATTGTTCCCAATCAAAAAACCGCTTTGTTTAACTGAGGACGAATATAATTGGTTAACAGAGTTTAGAGAAGGCAAAACAGATACGCTAACTGGGGTAGAAAGCAAAACGCTAAGTGCCATTTATACAAGAGTATTCCAGATAAGAAAAACATATAGCCCATGCCATTGCGACCCAAATGCGTGGAACGAATTAATCGGTAACTTAAATGACATCTACAACACATACCAAAATTGAGGATTATCCAAAATACCAAGGAGTATTTGCTACTCGATTGAATGACGAGATTTTTAGAATTTACAAGCACCAAATTTTGTTTGCGGAGTTCTATGATATCGAGGCTGGACAAGAATACCTTAACAAAATAACTAATGGCAAAAGCGATAGTAATACCAGCACAGATTGAAGGGATAAGCACCAGAGCAGATAGGACATTAAAGATTACCATATCTACTCAAGAGATGCCACCGAGCGAAGCAGGGCGTTTATTTGCATTGAACCAGAAAATGTCTTACATCGCAATCAAGGAGGAATCGTTCCAACAATCAGAAGTTGACATGGTCGAAGGGCTGGCAGTTAATCCAGACGATACCAAGCAAAGAACTCCAAGCCAAAGGCTCAGAGCGATACTCTATGTAAGTTGGAAAGAATGCGACGAAGGGCATCCTGCGTTTGATTCGTTTTACGCTCAAAAGATTGAACGCATAATTACCCATTACAAAGACAAGTTAGATGCGTTAAAATTAGATTAGGAAACCTCAACAATTATTTGTATATTTGGAAAATGGAAATCAGCGTAGAACAACAACAAGACGAGGATAGGGCTAGGAAATTCATTGAAAAACACTCGTGGAAATTTGCCAAAACAATGCCTTGGTCTCCTCATTTTTATGTAGTCAAAACATCATTGCATCCTCAAGACCAATTAGAGTTTGATTGGTTTGTAACTGCATCGAGGATATACGGCAGACAAATGAAATGGGGCAAAAAAGAATCTAAGCCTTACTGGTTTATTGATAACTATAAATACTGGACAATGATGTTCCCAGTTGAAGAAACGATCATTCTCAATAGAGCAAAACACCATGTATAATACAATTCCCATAGCCATCCAATGCGTTCCAAAACGCAAAGACCATGTCGATAAAATGATATTAGAACTCAGAGAAATGGGGTTTATTAATATTATCCCTTTTTACGATCATGAATATAAGGGTACGCTATATAATTTTAAACGCATCATGACTGGGAATTATGGCATGTCTACTCATTTATTGGTTCTACAAGACGATGTTATTTTTGCGGATAATTTTGCAGACCATTTGATGGAACTGATTAAATTCAATCATCATTGCATCAGTTTATTTGCACCACCTAGAAAAGTATACAAGCAACAACTGGACATAGGAACGAGGTTGTACATTGAGAAAAACTTCTTATGGTGCCAAGCCGTTTTATATCGTACAGATTTTCGCATGGGTTTAATGACACACAATTATAGCGATGCTCAATTAAAGGAGATAAGAGGCAAACACGATGATGTTATGGTAGGGCAATACGCAAAGGACACAAAGCAATATGTATTGATTACCATCCCTAGCATCGTTCAACATGATATCGCAATTCCTAGCACTCTAGGAACTGCACCAAAAATAGGAAGCATTACAAGAGAATCGTCTTTATTTTATACCATACCTCCAGATTACTTTAAACAATCATGAATAAGGCAGAATGTAAATCAATCCTCGATTATCAGCAGTTCCCAACTTATGATATCCTTTGGTGTGACCCACCATGGGAGGAGCGTATGACCAAATGGTTTAGAACCAAATTAACAAAGGATGCAGGGATTAAAACTGATTTTACCTTTGAGCAGATTATCGATAAACTAGGGGCGTTAGCAAATCCATCAAAGCCACTCTACATAGAATATGACATAAAGCATTACATCAATGTCATTGCCAGATTGAGTAAGCATGGACATAATTTTGTTAATGTCTCAGAGCATCCCCTATACGACAAAAGCCGATTCGTTATCCTTGCGTTCAATACAGATAAATTCCCTACCGCAGAAACAAATGGAATAACCGCCATAAAGGAAACGCTGAATCAATACCAAGCACCGCAATTAATATTTGATCCGTTTGCAGGATTAGGAATTACTGCAAAGGCAGTTATAAACGCAGGGCACTATTATCATGGCTCGGAAATTAATCCATCCAGATACGCAAAGTTGCAGGGAGTAATCGAACAAAACGGACATAATAAAAAAGGAGATGAAAAAACACACGCAGGTTTATCTTAATCATTTCGGTTACGATACTAGCGATTTTATTCCTTGTGAATGTTGCGGAACTAAAGCCGTAGACATCCATCATATTGAATCGCGTGGAATGGGGGGTACTAAAAATGCGGATATCATCGACAATCTACAAGCGTTATGCAGGGAATGTCACATGAAATTTGGTGATAAAAAGGAATACAAAAACTGGCTGAAATCTATACACGAACAAAAATTGAGTACCATAAAAAAATAAAGCGATGGACAAAATAACTACCCAAGAGCGGTTACTAATTTTACTGGAACTATGCGTTGCATTTCCTTTATTGATTCTAGTAGCCCTAACATATAATCGTAAGCCATGAAAATCTACTCAAAGCAGAATGTACTAGAGGCTGGGTTAGATAGGATGCGTTACCTATTTGATGAGTTTGAAAATATTTATGTCAACATAAGCGGAGGCAAGGATTCAACAATCGTTTATAACCTAGCCATGCAAGTAGCCACAGAAAAAAATAGGCTACCTCTCAATGTTCTGTTTCTAGACCAAGAAGCCGAGTGGGATGCGACGATTGATTATGTAAAAGAGATTATGTATTCTCCAAATGTTAAACCCTTTTGGTTTCAAATCCCTTTTCGCATGACCAATAGCACCAGCCAATTTGATGCCTTTGTAAATACTTGGGGTGCAAATGAGGAGTGGCTCAGAGAGAAGGACCCCATCGCGATACACGAGGCAGGATGGAAAACAGATAGGTTTCATCCGTTCTTTGAGGAATTTATGGCTCACTATCATCCAAACGAAAAGGCAATCCACATCGCAGGTGTAAGGGGTGAGGAGAGTCCAAGCCGATTGTTAGGGTTAACCAATGCCTCAACTTACAAATGGATTACTTGGGGTAAATCATTGAATGGCTCAAAAGGTCACTATAATTTTTACCCTATCTACGATTGGAGTTACAAGGATGTCTGGAAATACATTCTCGATAATAAGTTAAAATACAACCTCGTTTACGATTACCAATATCAGCATGGGATTCCAGTCAACAAGATGCGTATCTCAAACCTCCATCATGAAACTGCAATCCATCAGTTGTTCTACATGGCAGAAGTCGAGCCAGAGAATTACAATAAATTATGTGCTAGAATACATGGCATCGATTCAGCAGTAAAGAGCAATAGCGGTGGATTCTTTGTTTACGAGTTGCCCTTTATGTTTTCTGACTGGAAGGAGTATAGAGATTTCCTATTAGAGAACCTCATACAAGACGAGGCAGAGAAGATTAAGTTCCGTAAAGCGTTCGCTCAACAGGAGGCAATCTATGAGCCTTATATGGCAAACAAAATGTTCAAGGTGCATGTGCAAACTATTGTGGCAAATGATATCAGCCATACCAAGTTATCCAATTTCGACAGATCGCGAGAATGTTATGAAGTACGCAAAAGATTAAAACTAGAAAATGAAAACGATACACGAGTTAATTAAAGCCGAGTACGAAAAATCCTGCTACAAGGAATCATTCGTCTACGAACTAAGGGAGTGGATTCACAAAGAACTCAGCCCATTAAAGGAACAACCGATTGATTTTGTTCGATGGGTACCTATTGGAGAAGTCCAAGCCAATGACTACAATCCAAATAGCGTAGCCAAAAATGAGATGCGTTTACTTTACACATCAATCCTGCATGATGGCTATACGCAACCAGTTGTAACCATTTGGGATGAAACGATTGGCAAGTATGTTATAGTCGATGGGTTCCACCGATATTTTACCTGCAAGACCAATAAGGATATTCTAGAGCGTAACAATGGAATGTTACCAATCGTTGTAATTAACAAGGATATCAATGATCGTATGGCATCGACAGTCCGACACAATAGAGCCAGAGGGAAACACTCCGTTAATGGAATGAGCAACATGGTTTTCCAGATGCTCGATAACGGATGGTTAGATGCGGATATCTGCAACGAGTTAGGAATGGAACCAGATGAACTATTGCGTTTAAAACATATTACTGGGTTCTCCAAACTATTTATGAATGTCGAGTACCAGAAGGCATGGGAAACTCATAAACAAACCAAGATAAGACAAGATTATGAAAAACAAAAAAAATAAGGTCGAAGAGATAGCACTC